TTCTTCGACGCGGATCATCCAGTCGGCCCTCAGGGCGCACAGGTCAGTGTCTCCAATATGCAGGCCGGCACGGGCGAGACATGGATTCTTGCCGATATGAGCCGACCGCTGAAACCGTTCATTTTCCAGAAGCGTCGCGACTATTCGTTCGTTGCCAAGGAAGACGGCAAGACCTCTGACCACGTCTTCATGCGTGACGAGTACCTTTATGGCACCGATGCCCGCGTCTCCGCCGGTTTCGGCTTCTGGCAGATGGCGTATGGCTCCAAGGCAGAGCTGAACGCGGCCAACCTCCGCGCTGCCTTCACCGCCATGAAGGAATTCACGGATGACGAAGGCCGCAAG